AAGACAAAGAATAATGGAAACAACACAAGAAATAAATTACAAACACACACTATTAACTCATTTCTCAGTTGCAGAATTGAATATCCTAACTCTGATCTTAAATAAAGAGCTGCAATATTCTATTAAGGTAGAATCTTTAGGCGAGCTGATTGTACATAAAGATCTACAAAGTTCTCTTGAATTAGAATCTTTAAGTGAGGAAATATATGTTAAAGAAGAGAATTATGATTTTGAATTGTATATTAGCGGCAAGTCGATCGGCCCTCTATATTCTATAATGAGACGCCTAGGCTTTAATACTTGTGACTGTGAATTTAATACTGCTCCTATTATAGGAACTGATCTACGAATAGGATCAATGGAATCAAGATATGGTTCTCTTTGGACAAGATATGTTAATGCATCTGAAGCAAATAAAAATAGAAGTGATAAATGGTAAAAGAAGATAGAGATAGAATTTCAGCTCAAATTATTACTGAGATAGAAAGCCTTACTATAAATAGCTCTTGCTCTTCTATTATAAAGGAGCAGCTGATCTCTAGCTTTAAGAGGTGTAGTGAAACCAGTCCAACGGATACGTTTAAATTAACAGACTCTGTACTTACTGTTACTACTCCACTATTCAAAGCTCTAGGTATAGTTCTAGAGATTGACTGGATTAAACCCGAAGCCCGCCCAGTGGGCCAAACGACCTCTTTGTAATCCAGTCAACGCTTCTAAAAATAAACTTTTAAATGGAACCTGAAATAAATTTTAAGCCTACTCTTAAACAAGACAAAGTATTTGAGATGTTTAACGATGAGAAAACTACGGAAATAGTTTATGGAGGCAGTCTTAGGTCAGGTAAAACTCACTTATTAGCCGCTCTTATGTGTTTGAAATGCCTAGAATACCCTGGTATAAGAGTTGCAGTAGGTAGAAATGTTATTGCTAAGATAAAATCAAGTATTCTTGTAAATATCATAGAGGTTCTTGATGGTTGGAAGTTAAAAAATGGAACACACTACAAATACAATAGCACATCTGGAGAAATAACTTTCTCTACAGGCAGTAAAATACTTTTTGTTGCACTTGCTTATCGGCCGTCAGATCCTAATTATATTACTTTAGGTGGTGAACAGTTTACTTTTGGAGTAATAGACGAAGCTACTGAAGTAGAGGAAAAGGGCAAAAGTATTTTTCAAACTAGAATAGGTAGATATAAAAATGCTGAATATAAGATAAAGCCTATTCTAATTATGACGTGTAATCCTAGTAAGAGTTCTTTTATTTATAGAGATTTCTATAAGCCTTGGAAAGAGGGAAGACTAGAGGATCATCAACAGTTTATTCAAGCCCTGCCTGAAGATAACACGTACAATTCACCAGGCTATTTAGAGAACCTAAGAAAGACTCTTTCCCTAACGGAAAGACGTAGGCTCTTAGACGGAGAGTGGGAGCTAGAAGATTCTCCTAATTCACTATTCAAATCTACTGATGTAGCTCTAATGTACGATTCTTCTATTATACTCGATCAAGATACTACGATGAGGATTAGCGCAGATATTGCTTTCACTTCAGACAAGTGTATCCTAATCGTTTGGTCTGGCCTTACAGTTAAGAAGATCGTCTCGATCCCACAAGGCTCTACTGTAATCGATACTATTAAAAGACTAGCAGAAGAGTATGGGGTAAAGCCTAATAATGTTTGTTGGGATGCAGATGGTGTAGGTAAATACATTAAACAATACTTTCCAAGCGGCACAGAGATTCATAACGGAGCCAAGACTATTGCAAATCACGGTTACTCTAACCTTAAAACTGAGCTCTACTTTAAGCTATCAGAGTTAGTAGCCGCAGGTAAAGTAAAGATAGAAGACCATTCATTCTCTAAAGATATAGATGAAGAGCTGGCTGTTATCAAACACAAACCAAAGGAGAATATGACTAATAAAATAGAGTTAATTTCTAAGGGTCAAATGAAGAGAGAGTTAGGGCACTCGCCTGATATATCAGATGCACTAGCTTATGGTATGGTCTTTCAGTTAAAAGCTCCATTAACAGCAAGTAGCTTTGACTTCATAGGATTTTAAATGACGTTTGGAAACTTATTGCTAGAGGTGCCTGCTAATTCTGTTGGATTTGTATATAGTATTACTCAAATTTCAACAAATCTGAGGTACATAGGAGCTAAGAACTTTTATTCTAAAGTAGTAAGGCCTCCGCTTAAAGGCTATAAGAGAAAGCGTAGAAGCTTAAAGGAATCTGATTGGAAGACTTACACTTCTTCTGGTAAATGGTCTGACTCTATTAAGGCCTCTCCTAAAGATTTTACTTATAATATACTACATTTGTGTGAAAGTAAGACCGATTTAGCTGCACGAGAAACTTATGAGATACTTGGTTATTATATAAGAGGAGAGTGGAAGCTCCTTGTAAATGAGATGGTAAACCTAAGAATAAGAATACGATAATAAACTTCATTTATTAATACCCAATGGGCCTAGAGTTAACATTCTAGGTCCATTTCTAATTAATTATATGGAGCTAGACGCGAATAAGAAAATTCCGTATTACGAAGTAGTACTAGACGAATCGAACGAAGACTCAGGTCTCAGCTTCGTTTCTTTAGTAACAGATCCAGCCATTATGGAAATGGGTCTGGCCTTCAACACTTCATCTAGCTTTAAGTTCAATAAGGATAAGCAAGTAATTGTAGGTCCTGCTATGATACCTAACGTACCTCTCTACCGAAATATTAATGGAGAAGAGTTCTATGTAGTTTTCACTGAAGACGTAATAGAGAAATTAGCTGAGAAGTTTAATAGAAAAACGAAAGAGTATAAGATAAATATTGAACACGGCGCAGAAGTAAAATCTGCTTTTATTAAATCTAACTGGATTATAGAGGACATTGATAATGATAAGTCGAATATGTACGGCTTTAGTTTTCCAAAAGGTTCTTGGATGTTAGAAGTGAAAGTGGATGACACAGAGTTCTGGAATGAAGATGTAAAAGAAGCCGGTCGATTTGGATTTTCAGTAGAAGGTTTATTTGGATTAGAGCTTATCGGAGAATTTAACAAAATAAAAGAATCAAAAATGGAAATTAAAGATTTGAGCCCTGCAGAAGTGGCAATGATTAAAGAAGCTCGAGAATTAGCACTAGCTAAGGAAGACGAGAAAGAAGACGAAGTCGTAGTAGAAGCTGAAAAAGAAGACGAGAAGGAAGAAGTTAAAGAAGAAGAAGTTAAAGCAGAAGACGAAGTCGTTGAAGAAGTTGTCGAAGAAGTAGAAGAAGCTCCTGTTGAGCCTGTTACTGCTGAATCAATTATGGAAATCGTTCAACCTAAAATAGATGAACTGGCAGTTATGATTGCTGAGTTAAAAACTCTCATCGAAGATAAGGAAGTAGTAGAAGACCCAGAAGCTATAGTCGAAATGTCTAAAGAAGCTGGCAGAATCTCTCTTATGAAAATGTTCAGAACCAAATAAAAACAAAAATTAAAACAAATCAATTTCAAATGAAAAATACTAATTTACAATTTGACCTTACTAACACATCTACTACTAACCCAGTAGACAGTGCCTTGATCTACGCTGAAGCACTGATCAAAGGAGGTTCAAAAGAAACATTTACTCCTTTACTTAATATTAAGGATAAGGCAAGAATCCGAAAGCACAATTTCGGAGATATTCTTCAAAGTGACTCTTGTACTTTTACTCCTGATGGAGCAGGTACTTTGAGTGAGAAGCTTGTAGAAGCTTGTTCTATGAAGATCAACATCGAGATCTGCCAATCAACTCTTGAAGAGTCTTACGTATCTCATACAATGGCAGCTGGACAACTTAACCCTGACTTTTTAACAGCAGGAGGTTTCCAAGCTTACTTGATGAATCAACTTTCTAAGGAAACTAGTGCTCGTCTAGAGTATATTACTTGGCAAGGTGATGTTACAGCTTCACCAGCTGATCCTTGTGATGGTCTTTTAGTGGCCTTTACTGCAGATGCTACTGTTAATGATATTAACACAGGAGTTGCAACTACAGCAGCTAACGTAATTGCTCAACTGAATGCAGTTTACGCTGCAATTCCTGAAGAAGTTAAGTTCTCAGAGAACTTGGTCATTTACGTATCAAGCAATGTTCTTTCTGCATACAGACAAGCAGTATCTGCAGCTTCCGCTGAAGGTTACTACGATGCTAAATTAGCAGAGTCTAATTTCTTAGGAATACCGATGTTCTTGTCACAAGGACTTGGAGCTAGCGATATGGTTGCTGCTGAAAGCACTAACTTGTTCCTAGTATCTGACTTACTGTCTGACTTCGAAGAAATCAGAGTTATTCCACAGATGGATAAGACTGGTGATGACACAGTTAGAATCGTAGGAAGATTTAAGTTTGCTGTATCTTACGCTTATGGTTCAGAGATCGTTTGGAGTAGAGTATAATCGTAAACTAAATAATTAATAAACAAAAGAGGGCTGGCTGATAACAGCTGGCCCTTTTAAATAAAAAAGAAAAACAATGAGTTGCAATGCACTAACAGATATCGAAAAAGGATGTGAGAACAATCAAGGAGGTATCAAAAGATTTTGGGTAGTTCCTTTTGCCGATGTTGATGTGGCCACTGAGGCTGTAACCGGAGACGGTATTTTAACTACTATCACACTAAGTTCTATCTCTCCTGCTGCTGATTTTGTCGAGTACTACTTACCAAAAAACACAGCGAGCTTTGTAGAAGATTCAGTTACTTCACAAGCATCAGAAGGAATAGTTCACACTGTAGTTACCACACTTAGTCTAAAAAGACGAGAAGTAGCTAAGAGAAACTCTCTTGCTCTTTTAGCATCTGGCTATCAATTCCTATTTATCATAATGGAGGATGCCAACGGCCTGTTCTGGGCACAAGGATGGAAGAATGGTTCAGACTTAACCTCTATCGGAGAAGG